GATAAATATGCCATCTCCGGGGTTGTTGCCGGGGAGCGTGCGGACGATCCCCCACGGGTTGCGGTCAATCAGATCGGGGATCATCACCTTGGTCGGATCGGCGAAGATCAGGTTGTTGAGCGCGGCGGAGATGTTGTCGATCCGGCTGCGAAGCAGGTAAGTGCTGATGTCGTGCATCGGCATAAGGAGGTCGTACAGGCTCTGGCCATAGTGCTTGTGGACGTCGTGGTACAAGCCGCCGATCACCCACGGATATTGTTGGCCGTAGGGGTTGAGCTGCATGCGGATGACCACGCCTTCATCGAGGACCGTGGCTACGAGGTAAACTTGGCCAAGGCGGGGGATGCCAATCTCCCAGCCCTGTAGGCGCATCCAACACTCGTCGACCACACGGGCAGGGCCAAGCAAGAAGTCGTTGGTGTGACCGCCGTGGTTTGTTTGGGTGTTGGGGTTTACGGATAGGCCCTGCGTGAAGTCCTTCTGGCTGTGGTGGTGCAGGTTGCCCTGACGGGGCACGCTGTCTCGGACCTGAAGGGCAGGGTACTTGTTGAGCTTGGGGTAGAGGCCAGTGGCCATCAGCGCGTTGGTGCTGACGTAGTCGGTGGCCACGATGAACTGCATGTTGTCCCAGTCGCCCCAGTTGACGCGGGGGTCTGGGAACACGCGGCGCGGATCGAAGTTGACGATCTTGTTGGTGTTCGTCTGCGGGTCGAAGACGACCTTCGTGGGCGCGAAGCCGTAGCGAATGCCGTCGAGGAAGATCTGGGCCACGTTGGCTTCGCCAGCGCCCCGGCGCATCTGCTGATGGATGACGCGCTCAAGGATCAGGGCAGCGTTACGGCTCTTCCGGTTGAGGCCCTCGAGCTGGAACATCGGGTTCCGGCCCGTGGTGGCGGCCATCATGTAAGTGAGGACGGTGTCAGCGATGGCGCGCGTATCGGGGATGACGGCCTTCTCGCGGAATTCGGTGGTGTCTGGCGGCACGTACACGTCGTGCGCGCGGTCGGCCTCAAGCCAATTGCCGTAGCGCTTGCTGACCTGATGATACGACATCTCGGCGCAAGCCTTGACGTACTCGGCGATCTTGCGCTCTTGCTCGTCTGTGAGGAGGTCGCTGATGTCTTGCTGGTTGAGCAAGGCATCGGCGTGCTCGCTCAGATCCGCGATTAGGCGGTTCTGCGTGAGTTGTTCGCCAGCGGAGCTGCGATAATTTGGGAGAGCTACTACCATAGAGGTGGTTATCTTTTTTCTTGGAGGCGCTGTCGTCCCGCTTGTTAGGCGGACATGCTGATGGCGAAGACGTGCGCGCGAGGGCCAAGGGGGATGACCGTGAAGCCTTCGTCGTCGGGGAAGGCGACGATCATGAGATGGGCGTCATCGAACTCTTCGGTGGGGACGCCGTCTTGGGCTATCAGGGCGGTTAGCGTGCCCTGCACGGGGCCATCAGGGAGGGTGAAGCTGCACTCCTCGCCGATCTTGGGTGTGCGCCCGCTTATCAAGTCGGCGAATATCTGGGCCTCCGTCTCAGCGTTCAGGTTGGGGATGCTGGGAAAGTTGATGACGTCAGCCATGGTGGATGCTCCTTAGCGTGGCGGGAGGCGGGATTGCCCCCAGCCGGTCCACTCTGGAGTGTCGGCTATGGCGTGCAGATTGGCGTCCTTCTTTGCGAGCTTTTTGGTGAGACTGTCGCCGCTGGTTTTGGCCATGTCCTCGATGCTGGGGTAGTCGTACTCAATGTCCTCGAAGGGGCTGACGTACTGGCGGCTGAGCTGGTCAATGGCGATGACGAGGGCATCGACTTGGTCGTCGTGCTTGCCGTCTGGGAACTGAGTGCATTCCTCCACGAAGTCGTCGAGCCATGGGGCGGACTGGGGCAGGAACACGCGGCCACCCTCGATGAAGGGTGCGATGGAGCTGGCGCGGGTGATCTTGTCGGCGCGACCGTTCTTGTAGGGGATGGCGTTCAAGGCGCTCTCGCGGCGCAGCTCTTGGAGGAGGGTGGCGCCGGAAGCGGCTGCGCCTGCCTCGATGTAGATGCCGCGCAGGCCACGGCCACGCCATACGGAGTTGAGGCTGATGAGGCGGCGCTTGAAGTCGGGCATCTCAGCGCGCATTCGGACCACGTCTAGGATGTACATGTCGCCGTTGGCGGTAAGGCCAGCGATGACGGCGACTGAGTAGTCGGAGCGGCTGGTTTTTGTGTAGGCGGTGTCGACGCCGATGATGATGCTTGACCACTCGGTGGGGACAGACTGCTGGTCAAAGCGTTGCCACCAATCGGTGCGGATCAGGTTGCCGCCCTTCACGTAGGGCTGTTGCTGGTAGAGGCTGGCGAAGTCGCGCGGGTTTTGGCGTTCGAAGCGCTTGAGTGTCTTGACGTCGAAACGCTCGGGCCAAAGGGCGACCTCTTGCTCGACGACGGCGGTGGTGTCGTCAGGATCGCACTGGCGTTTTGTCTTGCGCTCGGGGTGCTCCATCGGGAGCTGCCAGCGGAGCTTGGTGACTTTCTCTGTGCGGAGGGCTGGCAGGTCGATGTGGTGCCAAAGGCCATCGGCCCAGTCGTAGCTGTTCATCAGGCGACCGGCGACGTCGTCGGGGTGCCAGCGGGTGAGGACCACGATCTGGCGGGGTGGGGTGCCGTCCTCCTCTGGCTGGAGGCGGGAGCTGAGACCAGAGACGTAGAAGTCCCACGTCTGGTTGCGCTGGGTTATGCTCTCAGCGCCCTCGCGGGACTTGATCGGGTCGTCGACGATCAGGAGGTTGGCGGGGCGGCCCGTGGTGGTGCCGTTTAGGCCAACCCCGAAATACTTGCCGCCCGCGTCTGTGGCCCACTCAGTGGCACTGCGGGTGTGCTTGGCAAGGCGGCTTTCGGGGAAGGCGGACTGGGCTTGAGGGTTGGCGAAGATCTCGCGCACGCCGCGCCCGAAACCTTTGGCCAGTTCCGTGTTGAACGAGCTGGACATGATGTAGCGGGACGGACTGCGGAGCATGAACCACGCCGGGAAGAGCTGGGTGCAGTAGGTGCTTTTACTGTGGCGTGGCGGCATGGTGACGAGCAGGTTGCGCGTCTTGAACTGGTCCTTGCCGAATTTGTCGAGGGTGTCGATGAGGTCGAGGTGGAACTGCGGGATCTGCCACTCGGGCTGCATTAGGCGGACGAAACCTTCGAAGCTAGACTGGGCTGCCTTGAGCTTCTGGAGGCGAGCGAGGGCGGCTTGCTGCTTCGGGGTGAGCTTCACTTCAGATTGTTCCTGATCTTGAAGGCGGCGACCTGAAGGTCGGCGCGGGCATTGGGGTCAAGGATGGTCTCGGCCATGATCTTGGTCAGATGCTCGCGGATGGCCCTCGGCTTGTTGGCATCAGGGATGTTGGCGAGGTCGAGTTCGGACATGGCCTTGCCGAGCTGGTCGAGCGTCATCTTGCTCTCGAGGTTCTTCTGCTTGTTAATCACACTCGTCTCCTTCGTCGTTGTCGATGATGGGGATGGCAGTCTGGCGGGCCAACTCTTCGAGTTGGGCGGCGTCCATGGTGTCGACGTCGATTTCTAGGAGGGCGCTGCTGTTTTGCATGGTGGCGCTGCTGGCGTTGGGGACGACCTTGTCGAGCAGCATGCGGAGCAGGGTGACTTGGGCCGTGGACAGTGGCTCGACGTCAGGGTTGTTCTGCTTGTCCAAACTGGCTGCGGCCAACTTGATGAGGCGGGGCAGCTCAGTCGCGATGGTGTGCTCGATATGATAGCGGGTCTCGGTGACGAGACGCGCCTTCTCGGCCATGTCTAGAAGTTCTTTGGTCACGGTCGCGAAGCCTCTTTTCTCGATTTTACGGAGCCATTCGATGGGGATGTCGGTGCTCGCCGCGATCTGCTCAATGGCGCGGACCCGGCGGGCCTTGTATTCACGGACGCGATGACGCCAAGCGGCGACCTCAAGAGCGCGTTGGGTGGCCAAATCGCGGAGCCAGACGTTTTTGCGCCAGCGTTCAGCGAATTTGGCGAAGTGGTTGTGGCACTGACGGCAACAGAACCGGCTTTCGGCGGTGTTGGGGTCCATTTCCGTGTAGAAACAGCGGTTACACCAGAAACAAGAGCGCCTTTGGCTCGGTTTACGGCCCGGAGGCAGGAGTGGACTGCCCTCTTCAAGGCGATGAGGCCAGTAAACGCGCGGAATTCCATCGAGTTGCCAGTTTTTGGGGTGGAGCTTGTACTTGCTGGGGTGAGCCGTCGTCCACGGACGCTTGGAAAGCACGCGAAACGGCCTGTATGGCGGGCGGGGCTTGGGTGGCGGCTTCGGTGGTATCCACTCAAACATGCGTTTTCCTGTCGGTGTACACTTTTTTAACATAACTTTGAGATTTTACGCAAAAAATTTCCGAGGCACCGGTTACTGGTATCGCGCGGCGGGTCGGCGGATGCCGACACCGCCCCCCCCCTTTTTAGCGTTTTTAGCATCTGAAACCCGCGTAACCCGTTGATCTGGCTCGAGATGGCAATTCCCCCGAAGGGAACGGGTCTGTGGCAGCCGGATTTTCTGGCTCCTCGGATTTGCGTTTTCTCGTAAAACGAGAATTCTTGTCCGGTTTCTAAACTACTGATGCAACAGGAGAAATTCCATGACTACCGAAAACATCTTCGCAGGCCAGTCCGCTACCGTCGTTCGCAGCATGGTCGAAGCAGACCCGAAGCTGGCACCCCTCGCGCTCGCGCACTACCAGAACCTCCTTGCCATTCGCAAGAATGGCATCAAGGCACCGAGCCTCGCATACGCATACGAACTCGCCTTTGGCGAGAAGCCTGACCAGCCCAAGGGCTGGATGGACGACGCAGCGGCCCGTGTGGCCTCGCACAAGCCCGCCAAGCGCGCCACGGCACGCAAGCCCCAGCCGAAGGCCAAAGCCGCTCCAGCGGCCTCACAGGCGCCTGAGATCGAGCGTGCGCTCGACGCTGGCTTGAGCGCGTTCAAGGCAGCGTTCCTCGACGCCTACTTCGCCAAGTAATCCCACGCATCACACAGGAGAAAACAGATGTTTGATTTCTACGCAGACGATCACGCAGACGATCTGGCAGCCCTCGCGGCTGCCGCTTTCGACGAGTACGAGCGCGAGCCGCTCGATTGCCCCGAAGGGAACAACGATTGAGGCCACTTCGCAGGGCTGGTCCGACATGGGCCAGCCTCACGAAGCGACCCGCTTCACAACCAACCACACAAGGAGATCAACATGATCAACGCACGCATCAACGCCAACGGCAACGACCGCAAGGACTTCGTGCAGGCTTACATGGCCCTCACAGCCGTGGACGAGGCCATCAAGAACGCCATGAGCGTTCTCGCGACCAACGTCCTGCACGGTCGCAACTACCCGCAAGCGGACAGCGTGGACGAGGGCATCCTCACAGCCACCTACGACCGCGAGGCTGTGCTGGCCAAGCTCACAGCAGCCACGGACGCCACTCGCGACATCCAGCACGCTCTCATGGGCGTCATCAACGGGGAGGACTAACCACCATGATCAACGAACTAGGCAAACAAGCCGCCTCACAGCTCACAAGCGACGAGGCCATGATTGAACGGCTGTCCGCAGCCTACGCAGCCTGCTTCGCCACGCGAGGCAAGAACAAGGGCCAACTACGCAAGACCTCGCCCAAGTGGCGGACGGACGCCCACGTCATGTGGAACGCACTCAAGCTCGAGTTCTTCCCGTACCAAGCCAAGCCGTTCTCAATCATGAGCAACAACATGCTGGACACCGAGTTCAACACGCTGTGCATGCAGTTCGCACGCAAGGCCTACGAGGCCAGCGCATGAACCCGCTCTTCACCCAACCTCAGTTCCTCATCGCGATGGCGCTCGTTTGCGCCATCGTCTTCCTCACCCGCCTCATCTGACAGGAGAAACAACCATGATGATCGACAACCCCGCTGGCGCACGTTTCCAAGCCATTCTGCTCAAGGGCCACTGCAAGCTCATGTCGCTTGGCATGAACCACAGCAGCCTGACCCGGACGCGAGCGCTGCAACTCGCAGGCCAGATCACGGGCAAGACCTACAAGCGAGGCCAGCACGCCATCGCTGCGTCGGATCTCGACGCTTGGATCGCAGCCAACCCGTAACCAACCACGCAGACAACAGGAGAACTAATCATGTCCGCATTTCTCGTCACCCCCGCAACACTCATCGCAGCCGGATACGCAACGCAGGTTGCCATCACCGGCGAATATCCGGGGCGCGTTACCCCTGCCACTGAAGCGCTGGCTTCAGCGTACCTCTACATGAACCGCGACGCGCTCGAGCAACGCTACCCAAACGACTACGCCGAGCTGCTTTGGCACAACGAGATTGGCACGCACTTGGACTTCATGCCCACAGGCGTGCTGGCGCGCGACTTCGTCCTGCACTCGGCCATGAGCTGCCTAGCCTATCAGTGCAGTGAGGGCGACGTGCCCGAGAGCCGAAACTTCGAGGTGTTGGGCAAGGCCATTGAATGGTTCGAGACCACCCGCCGGAGCCTCGTCAACAGGTCGCTGCCTCACCTGTGGGACTTGGACGTGAGCGAGGACGGCAAGCACTTGCTCGACTACGACGGCAAGCCCCGAGACATCAACATGGAGATCGCCTGCGGCTGGAAGAACGCCGCCGCGTAAGCCCCAACCAACCACACCAACCACAGGCCGCCTTCGGGCGGCCTTTTTCATGGGAGATTGACTATGTCGCTAATCCAAATTCGCAGCCTGAAGGAAGCCCGTGAGCTGGCTGGCGTCGCATCCCTGCGCGTCAGCAAGATACCGGGCAGCTCGTACTCGACGGACAGCTTCGCCTGTCGCGTTGGCAGCAAGCTTGCGCTGGTCGCTGGCAGCACCTGCCACAAGTGCTACGCGCGGCGCATTCAGAGCTATCGCGACAGCGCAAACAAGGGCTGGACCGACAACTATCGCAAGGCCACGTCGCTGATCGCCATCGACCCGCAACTGTGGGCTTCGGCCATCGTCAAGCAGATCGTGCATCAGGCCAACAAGACCAGCGTGTACTTCCACCGCTGGTTCACGGCGGGCGATCTCGACAGTGTCGAGATGCTGGAGGCCATCTATCGGGTCGCGCGCATGACGCCGGAGATCAAGCACTGGCTGCCCACACGGGAGGCCAAGATCGTCAAGCGGTGCCGTGAGCTGCACGGGCCGGAGCCTGACAACCTCACCATCCGCATCAGCAGCACGATGATCGACGACGGGCCAATCGCCAGCCACGCCACCACCAGCACGGTTCACACCCCCGTCTACAAGGGCGGCACGGCACACGGCAAGGAGTGCGGGGCCTACCGCACCCGGCTGCACGATGACGGCAGTTACGAGGTCGTGTCGCTGGATGAGTACCTCACCACCCGACGAGGCAAGGGCCGCAAGTACGGCTACTGCGGCGACTGCCGTGCGTGCTGGGACAAGTCCGTGCCCAACGTGAGCTACGGCAAGCACTAACCAACCAACCAGTCTTCTCCAACTTGCCCGTCCGAGTGGCGGGCCTTTTGGAGCAGACGCTCCGACAACCAACCACAGGAGAACCCCTATGAACTACGAAGACCTGACCGAAGAGCAGTTTGACTACATGGCCGAGCAGTTGGTCGATACTTGGCACACGCTCGCCAAGATCTGCGAGGAGGCCAAGGGGATTGGCTTGACCCCGCAAACACACAGCATCTGCACGGCGGCCATCCAAGGCCAACGGGAGATCTGCTCAGCGCTTGAGCAGGACGAGGACAAGGAGCCGCAGTGGCCGCCTGTCCGCAAGTGGAAGGTGGGCGTCAATCAGGAATGTCTCGTCCACTTCACGACCGAGGTCATCGTCGAGGCGTCCACCATGCGGGAGGCCGAGGATCTAGCGCTGGAGAGGGCCAACGAAGACCCGTGGGGGCAAGACTGGGAGGAGGAGGAAACCCTCGAGCGAGAGGTCAAAGACACGTTCATGTGCGAAGAACTGCACGTATAACCAACCACACAGGAGTTTACACCTATGACAACCTTTTACCCCCAGATAACAATCGGGCCAATCACCACCAACTTCGCCATTCAGCTCCTCGACAACGGCCAGCTCCGTTACGAGGTGGTGGACTTCGACCTTGACTACGACACAGGCGAGGAGGGCGAGGTTCTCTTCCCCGACGACTGCAAGCGAGGCAGCCAGCCATGGGCGCTGGCGCAAGCGTTCATCGACCGCCTGACTGAGCGCCTCGAGCGTGGCTTCGTCGTGCAGATGTACGAGGTCGGTCAGGCCTACGGCGGACCCGAGGAGGGTGGCTGGTGGTACGCCTTCGGCCAGCCACGAGACCACTGGTTCCGCACGACGTTGGCGGAGGCCATCGCGCTCAAGGAGGAGCTGGAGGAGGTCTACAACGAGGACCGCACGACGGAGACGGACTTCCACCTTGCCATCCACTTCGACCAAGACACCACGGGCTGGCCCAAGACCCGCCCTCACTACAGCTAACCAACCACACAGGAG